CATCAGGGCCGGGATCGTGTCTCGGCTGTTGCCGTCGAGAAACGCACGGCGACCGTCGAAGTTGAAATCGTCCAGCAGCTGCTCGATGTGCTGATGGTTGCCGCGTCCGCTGCCGCCGTAGTCGCTGCCCCAAAGATCCGCCACCCAGACAGAGCGCAGATCGGCGGCGGCGTTCTCCAGCACGATCCGCAGCGAGTCGCCTTCGCGGGTGCCGATCTCAAGGTAGTGCTGCACCTTGTGCCGCTGGCAGTGCTCGGCGAGGTAGCGGTAGAGGCTGGAGTTGCTCACCCGATTCGCACGGTAGTCCGTGCCTCCGTGCCGTATGACTTCTCGATCACCAGGCGGGCCACGCACGTGTCATCGCCGATCACGTCCTGCAACGCGTCCAGGGCCGCCTTGGCGATGTTGTCCACGTCGGGCCTGGGCAGCTTCGGTGCGTCTGGTTTCACGCCGCTCTTCCGCAGGTGCGACTTGGGCCGCACGAAGACGGCGTCGATGACAATACTGAGCGGCTCGTCGGTTTGCGTGACGCCAGCATCTCGAGCAGCTGCTGCCAGCGATTGCCGGTAGGCATGCACTGGGTGCTTGGCTGGCACATACGCCCGTGCGAACCCGCCCCGAGTCGAGACGCGTGGCCTCGGCTGCGGGACGGGCTCGCCCGGTACAGAGAACGTGATGGCCACGGCTCACCGGTAGCGGATCACGGCGAACCACTGGCGACGGGCCGGCGAGTAGGCGACGCCTTCCTCGACGATCACCCGCTTGCCGAAGAAACAGCAGTTCCTGCGGGCCTGCTCGGGCGTCGAACCGCAGCCGATCCCTTCGTACTGGCCGCAACTCGAATGCACGAGCACGCCGCGACGGGCGATGATCGTGGCGTGATCCTGGGCCGTGACCACGACAGTCGGGGCGGCTTCAACCGTGAAGCACACCAGAGCCACAAGGCAGGCGAGAAGAAAACGCATGGCAATCCTCCGTGAGCGCCCGGTATCCGCCGGGTCAAACGGAACATGGCATGCGTGTCAACTCAAGCGGACGGTGCCGCTGATCGCTGGCGTTCTACGTCTCCACTTTCGCTCAATAGCGTCGTGTCACTTGTCCCAAAACCTGTAGTAGACCCACACAAGAACCAACCCAAGTGGCACGGCGACAACCAGAGGCCCGTACCAAGGGTCGCTCTGCCCTCCCAGCGTGATCACGAAACGAACGATGCCAAGGTCGATGGTCATAGGCCGTGCCTGTTCATTCTAGAGCCAAGTTCGGGCAGCGCGTCGTTCACCATCTCCAGCCGGATGCCGCTGTCCAGCACAACGCACGGCGGGAGTTCTGGACTCATCTTCCGCAGCCGATCCCAGCACTTCTGCATCGACTCAATCACTGCGGTCGGGAGCGGCCTTGGGCAGTGAATCACAGCCAGCATCGGTTTGACCTCTCCGCCGTAAACGGCAAAGTCGCCAGCGTGAGCAGTCCCACCGGCAGAGCATGTGGCCGTGATTGCTTTCAGCAGTTCTCGCCTGTTCATTTTATGTTCCTGTTGATGTTCAGTAGTGCAGTCTTACGCAGTTTCCTGCGCAGTTTCGTCCACGCTACGTAGTTTTGTTCAGCAGCCCACGCAGCGTAGCGGCGACTGCCTCGTAGTTTGCATCGCATGTTAGTCGGCTATATGCCATCTCAATCGCCTGCCGCTCCGCGTCGGTCAGTACTGGCGGCTTGACCACAAGCCCAAGTGAAAACAACGCTGTAACGATATTCGCTGGGGCACTGACCGACGCATGGTTATCGCGGCACCACTCAATGGCCGCGCGGGCCATCTTGCATCGCGACGAAAACAAAGGCGATTCATCACGGCGAATAATCGTCTCGTTCATTGTCGTAGCCTCGTTTGTTCGCGTCCATCTCTGATTTCTATAGTGTCACGTTTTTTCGCAAAAAAACTGCCACCGTTTTATGGCGATCCAAGGGCCGGTGGCCCACCAAGAAATTTTCAGCAGCCGCTTTCGCGTTGCAACTTGACGAAGCGCAATAGTCTGCGAGCGTCCTGCGTGTTGTCATCGCTCATAGTTCGCCGCTCCTGATCCTTGTCGTTCTCAGCCTAACCGCTTCAGTAGGCCGTGCAGCGTGGCCGCGATCTTTGCACATTCCTCGTCATCGTCGTTGTCGTTGTAGGCTCCGACCGCTTCGCGGATCGCCTCCCGCTCCTCGTCGGTCAGCGTGAACGGCGTCAGCGAGCAGTGCAACGTGGTGCGGCCGACAACGTAGGGGCAGGTCTGCGGGGTGCGGTAGAGCGGGAACGGCTCCACTAAGTCCCCTCCAGCCGCCGCAATGCTCTTCACAAGATTCTTTGTGTACCCAAACAGTATGGTCGGCGCTGCGCCCCACTTGCCAGGAATGTCTGCCGCCCACGCCACCGGCTCCTGCTTCGCATCACTCACGCCACACCTCTCGGCTGAAATATCCCTCGCCGCCACTTGGAAACCTTGCTCTGCGTGTTCGTCACGTCTTCAGCGATTCGCTTTTGGATGTGCTGTGCATACAGTTCCGCCTTCATCCGCTCGATCTCTTCCGGTGACGGGTCCACTGTTTTCCTGTCCTTCTCGACCTTTTGCCGCTTGGGCAACTTCATGCTCTTCGCGTACGCGTACATCGTGCCGATGGATATGCCAGCCCTGTCGGCAATCTCCTGCGTCGGCACCAGTTCAATCCACAGCCGATGGATCTGGGCCGGCGACAACTTCGGCCGCTTGCCGCTGCTGCGTCGCTCCAGTCCGAACTTCCGCGTGGCACGGTGCACGCTGTCCTCAGAGCAGCCAAGCCGCTCCGCGATCTGAGAGGCGGTGAGCCCCTCAGACCGCAGAGCCAGCATGGCGTCGTAGTCGATACGCTTTGCCATCGTCACTCCGTCGCCAGGGGCATGATGACGCCCACGAACGTGTCCGTGCGAAGCACGACGGCCGACTGCGAGTCGGTGGCCTGGACGCTCACCGTGGGCTCGCCGTCAGCCGGAAGGCCCGAGAGCCACTCACGCACGAACACCGGGTCAAGCTTCACGCTGCACGCCTTGCCCGCCTCCACGATCTCGCACGTCACGCTCGACTCGCCGGCCTCGGCGGACTGCCCGTGCAGGTGGATGCCTTCCTTGGTGAACGTGTACTGCACACCCTTCGACTGCTCGCTCGTCACGATGGCTGCCGCCCTGGTCGCCGACAGCAGCTCCGTAGCCAGCACCGTGGTCGGCTCGCCGCCGTCCTTCGGGATCACGTCGCGCCACCGTGGGAAGCGGCCCTCGGTGAGACGAGCCGTGACGGTCGTGCCACCGATGGTGGCCAGCAGCTCGTTGCCGGTGGCCTCGAGCTGCACCGAGTCCTCGCCGGCCGCCACCGCGACGCGGGCCAGGATCTGCATCGCCCGGCTCGGCACGAGCGTCGTGGTGTCATCGACGGCCAGGTCGTGCTCCATTTCGCACGAGCACAGCCGGCGGCCGTCCGTGGCCACGAAGTTGACCACGCCGTCCTTCACGTCCACCAGCACCGCCCCGAGGGCGTAGCGGCTCGACTCCTGGTCAGCGGCAAACACCACGCCACGCACGGCCCGAGCGAACTGGTCTGCCGGGAGCCGCGTCACAGGCTTTGCGTCCTTCGGCTCCCAGATCGGGTACTCGGCAGCGTCCTCGACGGGCAGCGTCCACGTGCCGTGTCCGCACCGAACGACGCACGATGTGCCCTTCGGCTCCAGCGTCACGTCCTCACCACCGGCGGCGTTTAGGATCTGCATCAGCCGTCCGTGCGGCAGCAGCATCGCGTCGCCGTGGTAGTCGATGGCGGCGTCGATCCGCACTTCGAGATCAGTCCCGGTGACGAGCCCGTCACCCAGACGCACGTTCGTCAGCACCGGCTTTGGTGCTCGGCTTGGCACAGCCGGGCTTACAGCGTGCAGAGCATTCTTCAGCTCGGCGGCGCTCAATGTGATGCCACCAGTCTTGCGACGTTCCTTCGTTGCGACCATGTGAAGTCCTTTTCTTCTGAAGTGAAACCCCAACCAAAACGCCCAACACGAATGTGCAGGCGAGACTTATGTGCCCGATGCTGATGAGGGCGAATTGTTCGAGCGTCATAGCGCCATCCCCGGATCGTCATCGCCCAGCAGCGGAAACTTATGCGACGCCATCTCGGCTTCCACCACTTCGAGAATCTTCGACGTGGCCACCAGGCGAGCCATCAGCGAGACGATCGTGTCGTGTGCCTGCTCAAGCAGCAGTCTCGACTCATCGTCAATCTCGTCACGCCACGCCGAGGCAAGGCAGACATCCGCGACGGCTTGCGGGGAAGGCTTGCGGCGGCTCATGACACCACCTCGATTCCGCGAGCGATGCCAGGGCGACGCCGGATGTAGCCCTTGCGTTCCAACGCTTCGAGATGGCAGATGACGCCGTTGGGTGACGCGAACGAGAACCGCCGGGCAATCTCGCGGATCGCCGGGCCGTAGTAGCCAGAGTTCTGGCGGATGAAATCAAGCACTTCCGCCTGGCGGGCAGTGAGTGCGGGTTGCGTGGTGGTCTCGCTCATAGATCCTCCTCCTTGAGTTTCATTCCGGCCGCAAGCGCGGCGACTTCCTTGGGGCTGCGGTACGGTGCAGGGCGGTACTCGTCCCGCCATGCCTTCGGGGGCGGCTTCTCGTCCGGCCGCCTACCTGGCTCGCGGTGCGTCCCGCCACGGTCCTGCGAGCGAGTCAGCCAGGACACAAGGAAACGCCGCCAGTTGCTCTTGTGAGCCTTTGCTGGGTTCGCCCTGAGCCAAGACGTGGCTTTGGCGAGTTCTGCCGCCAGATCGCACGCTGGGTACGCCAGACGCCATTCCTGCCGGTCGGCGTCCGTGATGCCCGCCCACCCTGCGTCAGCAGTCCACGAAACGGCATCGTGGGGCTGCGAGCGTTTCCGCCGCTTCGGCGGATCGCTCGTAGCTACCGGCGCAGCCGGTTGTATTTCTTCTCTTGTTCTGTCCTGTTCTGTTATGTCCTGTGGTAGACGCGCTTGTAGACGCACCTGCGCCTCGCACGCGTCTACACCAGCGTCTACAGGTGCGCCTCCGGTGCGCCTCCACTTGTCCTGACGCCTGTTTTTCAGGGCTCGCCGCTTGGCGGCACCGCCGAAACGCTCCTCCCATTTGGGAATCTGGGCGGTTTCGCCGTCGAAGACGATCCAGCCGACAGCGGCCACCGCCTCCCAGAACGCGGCTTCGCCACCGCAGATCCGGCCCAGGCGGGCAGGCGTCGAGCGGAACCGGCCGTCTGCCGTGTTGAGTTGCACCCAGCCCCACAGCTTGAGCAGCCGGAAGACGATCACCTCCACCGGATCGCCGGTCAGGTCAACGAGCTCCTGCACCTCGGGCTTGGTGTCGAGCGATACGTCTACGGGGAACCATTCAGCGGCCATAAGTGACCTCCTCAGCAGACAAACAACCGCTTTCCATGTACGGCAGGGGGATCACCTGATTGCTTTCTGCGACGGTCAAGCCGCGCAGCCTTGTTTTCCCAAGAGCGACCTGGCTTTTCCTCGCGTCGATTCCAACGCCGTTGCGGCCGTTCTTCACCGCGACTGAGACCGTTGTGCCTGACCCGCTGAACGGATCGAGCACCGTGCCGCCTTCGGGGCAGAAGCTGCGGACAAAGAACTCCGCCAGCCACTCAGGAAAAGGAGCCTCGTTCTTTGTGGCATCCTTCCAGCCCATGCCACCACTGCCGACCAGGCCGCTGATGATGTTGCCTGGGTTGCACACCTCTGGGTCTATGTAGATCCCAGACTTGCGGCTCCCGTCCTTGTGCCTGTTTGTCGCTGCCCTCGGCACGTTCTGCTTCGGCGGCTGGCCCATCGCCGTGTTGTCTGCCCACGAAAGCCTGCCGTGCTTGGTAGCGCAGATGATCGGCTCCCAGTCGTTCCGCAGCCAATCAGGCCCGCCGGTACCTGGGATGCCGTTTCGCTGATAGACGACAACCTTCCGCATCTTGACGCCGCGACGGTGAAGGTCGGCGTGCAGCAGAAACGGCGTCGAGCTGTAGGCGAAGTCCTCGGTGTAGCCCTCGACCACCCAGGCCACGAGTCCCTTGCAGACCCGCAGACACTCCATGTAGCAATCGGTCGCCCACGCCACCCACTCCTCGCCTGACAGGCTAAAGTCGAGTTCTCCGTAGGACCGCTGTGCCTCGTATGGAGGCGAGCAAAAAACAAGGTCAAAGTGATCGTCTGGGTACGGCAGTTTCCGGCAGTCGCCAACCTTGAACTCCCATGAAACGTCGCCCTTCGTGCCGCTGGCTTCCGTGGCGGCGGGCGCGGATGCGATGCTGCGACGCTGCTTCTCCTCTCGAAGTTGCTTGACTGTGGCGCCAGTTTCCTCGGCCCACTCAAGAAGCTCAGCGGCCAGCGGGTGGTTTGCAACCTCTTGGTGATGCTTCCACCCCAAATCTTGTACCCGAGTACAACTTTCAAAAGCCGAAGCGACCCGCACGGCCTGCGCCGCGCTGTCATACGCAATGCCAAAACGCTCGCACGCCTCGGCCAACTTGCCGCGCTCGACATAGCCCTCGCGGTCGCCGGCGTTCAGCCAGTCCCCAATCAGCCACATGAGCCCCTTCTGGTAGCGAGCGATCTCGCGGCCGGCGGCTTCCCATAATTCCGGCGTCCATCCGTCGCGGACGACCAGGCCGGTTGGTGTCAGTTCGTAATCACTTCCCATTTCGTCCTCCGTGAAATCCGCGCCGCCCGACCCGACCGAGCGTGCATGCCATCCATGACGCGGCGAGGTGACTACTTCTCTTCGATGTCGTACTTGTTTGGGTCGATGGCCGCGCCAAGGCGAGCGGTGACTGTCGCACTGTCGTTCAGCCACATCTCGACGCAGCGCAGCCCATGCCCGACGTAGTAGGTGAAGACCGGACCTTTACCACGGGCTGCCTTCACGTAGTCGTTCATGAGTTCAGAGAACCACTGCACGCAATCACGACGCTTGCCGTCCTTCGTTCCTTCGTCGCGGATAAACCGCTGAAAGAACTCGTTTACGCTGTCTCCGTGCTTCCTGTGAGCCATCAGGTAGACGCAGGTGGCAGGCGAGCACATCCTCTTCGTGGCACCAACAAACGAATCGAGCGACCTGATGTCCTTCTGGAAAAAACGCACCCGCTCGTAATGGCTGACCTTGATGATGTCGCCGCACAGGTAGCGGTATGCCTCCGTAAGCGCGGCAGCAAACCGAGCGCGCCTGACGAACTCACTCTTCGGCGTCAGACGGACCTCGCGCATGCCGCCGAACACTGCGTCCGCCGCCGTCTCAACGGCAGCCTTACCATCGAAGTGCGTGTAGAGTCGCTTGACCTCTGAGGTGTCAGGCACCAGATACACACGCACGTCGAGGTCAGTCTTCGGCGCGAGATCCGGGCTGGCCTGCCACTTGTAGGCTCTCGTGTGGGCGTCGAGCTTGTATCGCTTCCCGTCTGGCAGTTCCGCGATGCTGACCATCGTGTGCGTCGGCTCGAGCACATCGAGATGCTTGGCTTTCGAGGCCCGAGCCACGGTGTCTCGCTGGCGAGGGTTGTCGGGCACGTTGGCCCACTCAGCAGCCGTCATCGTCGTCATGTAGGTTTCATAGTTCGTCGTGTTATTTGCGGTCATCTCTCGTCTCCTTGCTTTGGAGTCCTTTCACTAGCCTCGGCCGCACGTCAACGAGACGCCGCCGTTGATTGCATCTCATCCATCCGCCTCAGTTCCGACGCAGGCACGAAGTACGCAGCCGGCCTGCCGCCGTAGTTCTTCAGAAACTCGGGACGCTTTGCGGCGGCACCAGTGATCCAGCCATGCACGCGGTAATGCGGGCACCGCCCGGTCACCAGCACCCAACTGGCGTGGTCGTCATCGCTGGGCCGCACGATCAGGTCGTAGTCGTGGCGGCTCCGCGTGCGTACCTGCAGCCCAGGCAAGTCGTTGGCCTTCCATGTGTTCACGCTGCCGTCCCAGAAGATCCCGAGCAGTTTTGCCACGGCTATCTCGCCGCACGCGCCTTCGATGTGCTCGCTCCATCCCTCGCCGTCGTAGCCATGGCAATCTTGCTTGCCAGCCTTGACGGCCGAGAGTTGCCGCAGCGATCCGATGCAATTGCCCATCGCGGCCTCGTGCCAACTGAGCGTGACTTCCGTGCCCACTGCATCCTCCTTGTGTATTTGCCGGGTTACGCCCGGCGCGGTCGCATCACGCTGGGAGGTAGCGCTGCGACTGCGGTGGTTACTCGCCACTCACCGCGTGGCGACCAATGCGGCCAGGTGAGCCGCTGTGGCAATGGCGTGCCGGCTGTGTCAGTCGCTCGACTCTGTCTTGGCTTGGTAACTCCTCCATCCAGGCGTGGCCGCCGGTGGCTCGTGCTTCAGCTTCAGTTCGTGGTATGCCTTGAGGCTCGTCTCCGCAGCCTTGCGGCAACGTTGCGCCTCATCACGCATTCCGCTGGCAACGGTCGCCATGTCGGCTTTGCCGTGCTCGCGGAGGTACGCGACAACGTCATCGAAGGTGGGCCATCCGCTCACGACGCGTTCTCCGTGGCGGCCGCCTCGTGGGCGAACTCCTGGCCGTTGTCCTCGGGCTCCGACTCCAGCCACTCGCACTTCGTGTCGATCAGGTGCACGAGCTCGTTGCGCTGAGCCTCGGTGAACGTTCCCTCCTTGTGCCGCTGGTTCACGCGATCCCGCAGGGCGGCAAGCAGCTCGAGGCTGTTCGTCCGCTGCACGGCAAGCCGGGCATTGGCGACGGGATCGTTGCTGGCCGAGGCAGCCGGCGGCTGTGCCACCTGGGTGGCTGTTGCAAGGCTGCGGCCGCAGTCCACAGCCGCCGGGGCCTCGGTTTTCGGGAACTTCGGCCGCACCACCACGGGCTCGCGGGCCGGCTCGTGCTGGTAGTCCTGGGCCTCTTCAGCCGTCACCAAGCCCTTGAGAACGTCAGGGAAGCAGTCCCTCAACGCAAAGCCACGGGCTCGCATCTGCAACATCCGCTTCGGGTACTGCGTCCACGGGCCGCTCTTGCCCCACAAGCTCGCCTTCTTGGCGTCAGCGACGGTGAACCGCACGACCGTGGGTTGCGGGTATCCGCGACGCTTGGCGGTGCAGATCGCCGTCATCTGATCGCCGTCACCCTCGATGCTTTCGGTGACGTACTCGCAGACCGGGCTAGCCTTCACGAGAGCCAGGGCCGCGTCTCCGTAGACGCTCGGCCTGCCGTTGACCACGGCGATTGATTGCAGCGACTGAAGCGGGGCAAGCCCGATCTCGGCACCGCACTGCATAGCCAGCATGCAGCTGGCTGGCTTGCCCCTAAAGTCTTTGGGGGCGAAGTCAGAGCTGGACACCATCTCGCCGAACTTCATGGCGTCGGCAACCGACTGCAGTGCCAGCCCTCGTGGCTGCGTGTGAATGCTCAATTCCGTGCTCATCTGTCGCGTCCTTTCGTGTTTCGCGAATTGCGAATGTCCTTGTGAAAATCCCGCTCGGCGTCCTGCGTTGCGGGTGGTTCTTGCGTCCTTGCTGCTGGCGTCTCCGACGCCCTCCTTTCCACCGGTTGACTCCGTCTTCCGGCGGTCCTGTACGTGCGTGATCCTTGAAGTTGGGGGGAAAACGTAAACGGGG